TTCTTCCCTCGTCAGTATTATGATTTTTGTCAAGTATCAGAGGCAGAACTTGCAGAGCCGAACGGATATATCGCTCTTCTTATCCTTGCGGCAGAGGCAGAGATGACAGTGCAGGTATCAATATCTGATATGGTATCGATACCGATGATGTTGTCATCCTTTAACTACGGGCAGGACGACGGCACGGGCGATGTGAACTACACAATCTCCTTTACGGAGGTACGAGAGGTCGCAACACCGGATGCGGCAAAGCAGACGGCGAAAAGACCGACGAAAAAGGTCGTTTCCCATATGTATAAATGGAAAAAGGGCGACACTTGGAAAAAGGTCGCAAAAAAGGAAACGGGAAAAAGCGACAACTGGAAGAAACTGAAAAAGACAAATAAAGCACGGACGGACAAGGCTATCAAGGCATACAAGAAAAAACATCCGTCTGCAAAGAAAGTCAAAGACACGACTGCGCTTATTGGGACAAAAATACTGATAAAGTAGGTGCGATATGGAGTTTGTAAAACCTTACCTCAAATGGAAAAAGAAAATCGTGCCGTTCGTTGAACTCACTTGGAGTGGAACGGACACGCAGGCATCCAGGCTTATTGAGTTTGACTTGCCTTGGAACCCGTTCGATAAAAACTTCCCGAAGTGGAAGATCGCGAAGGGCGATGTCGTCGAGTTATGGTTTGAGGGATCAAATCACGCGTGGTTTGTTGGCACGATTACATCAAGGGAAAAGACCGACGAGATCGGTACGGCTCACTTTGTCGCAAAAGACTATATGCACTATCTCCTGCAATCGACGGGGACTTACATCTTCAAGAATACCACACCGGAGAAGATAACAAAGAAGGTGTGCGGCGATCTTGGTATAAAGACAGAGAAACTGTTCAAGACCGGCATCAACATCAAGAAGATGATTTTTGAGCAACAGTGCTTATATGATATCATCATCAAGGCATATCGGAAGGTAAAATCAGAAACTAAAAAGAACTATATGCCTACGATGTTAAAGGATAAGGTCACAGTCCTCGAAAAAGGGAACGCATCGGGCGTTGAACTGACGCAGGGTGTGAACATCACATCTGCGAGATACGCCGACAATGTCGACAATATGGTCAACCTTGTTAAGATATTCAATGACAAACACAAGGAAGTCAGCGCGGTCAGAAACGCGAAGAATATCTCGACATACGGAATATATATGCAGGCATATCAAAAAGAGTCGGGAGTGAACTCGACGAAAGCCGCAAAAGCGATGTTGAACGGTACGACAAGAGAGGCGACAGTCGAGGCTCTTGGGGACATCCGGGCGATGAGTGGTTTTTCAATAGTCATCAAAGACCCTGCAACTGGGTTGTCGGGCACGTTTTATATCACATCCGACTCGCACACGTTTTCGGAAAATAAACACATAATGACGCTCGAACTCGCTTGGAAGGACACGATGGAGAGCGGAGCAGATACCTGGAAGAAAGAGGCAGTTGCATCGACCGGCGGTGGTTCATTCGGTGGTGGTTCATTCGGTGGTGGTGGCGGTGGTAGTTACACTGTAACACCTGCGACATACACTCCGCAGAAACCGCAGACAAATCAAACATATGGATATTATGTCGACGGACTGCGAACGGGACCGCAGACCTGCAACAAGACGACATATCACTCGCACACTGGATGCGTACTGTTAAAGAACGAGAAGAAAAAGAACTCACAAAGCACTGTGCATAAAAAACTCGTACTTAATCTGCGAAAGCAACAAGACATCCAGGGGCGAAAGATACAACCTTGCGCGGCTTGTTGGAAAAATGGTCAACCAAACATCGTCAAGAAAAGGACGCTCGCACAGACAGATCCGAGATACCAGGTAAAGCCGGGCATCAACACAAAGACTGATCCGAGGTACAGATAATGAACCCATATGAAAAACTTATAAAAACGATGAGAGAAGAGGCGAAGAACGGCGTTGACTCAATCTCGATGGGACTCGCTACGATGACGGGCGAGAAAACCTTGACATACAACGGGATGGAGTTTGATGAGGACGACATTCTCTTCTCTGATCATCTCACGCAGAAGATCGTGAAGAAGGTTGATTTTACAATCGGAGATAATACTCCGTCAGAACACGAAGGATATCACGTTCATCCGTGGACGGATAAGTCAAAGTATATCAGCAAACTCGATGAGGGCGACCTTGTTTTCGGTATCTTAATCGATACCGATGACGATCAGAAGTTCCTTGTCTTATGCAGAATAGGAGGATAAAATGTTTCCTTTTGATATGGATGAGGACAACGAGGCAGAAATCGAGGATCTGACCGAAGAGGTCGAAGAGGTCGAACCGTCGCCGGAGTACGAGATCGACTTTGAGACAATGACGCTCACGGGGCGTATGATCACTGGAGTCGATGCGGTCAAACAGTGGATAAGATTATGTCTTGAAGTTCCCCGGTACAGATATACACAATATCCGTGGACTTACGGGCAGGACTTTGAGGAACTTATCGGCAAGAACTACACGCAGGAGGACTTGCGACCCATTCTTGAAAGAATGGTCACAGAGGCTCTGTCAGAGAATACCGAGATAAAATCGGTCACGGACTTCAACGTCGTTAAAGTTGGCGATCACGTTACGATGTCTTTTGTCGTGTCGACCGACTATGGCGATACAGATTATCAACATACATACATAGGAGGTTAAAATGTACGAAGATAGGACGCAAGAGGTTATTACCGAAGAGATGCTCGAAGATTTTGGAGCAAATGTCAGAACGGATGTCGGGTCGCTTGCTTTTAACGCGTGTGTTAAGACTGGGTCGGAGTTAGAGGATGTATATACCGACCTCGAAATGCAGGAAGAGAACGCGCTCCCCGATACGATGGACTTGGTACATCTTATCCGCTATGCAGCAGAGCGCGGAACGGAATACAAGTACGCGACATATGCCGTCGTAAAGGCGGTATTTTTGCAGGAGATGTCAATCGGCGACCGACTGATGTGCGAGGACTACATATACGACATCACAGAGGCAGTCGAGGGCGAGACGAACACATACTTGATGGAGTGCGAAGAGGACGGAACGGGACCGAACACGATCCTCGGAGACCTCGAACCGGTAGACTACATCGACGGGTATCAAGGCGGCGAGATCACAGAGGTCTCCGTACCGGGTACAGACGATGAGGATGAGGAAGTTTTCCGCGCGAGAGTTATCGGATCATACTCTTCTCTTGCATTCGGCGGCAATAAAGCAGACTTTCGTCAGTATATCGACTCTCTTTCGAGTATCGGTGGATGCAAGATAAAAAGAAGAGACGAAAACAGTGAGTATATCAATATCTTTATCGTTGACGCATCTTTTGGCGCGGCATCGAACACGCTTGTCAATACTGTGCAGGAACTGATTGACCCGATAGGATCACAAGGCGAGGGCGACGGAAAAGCCGCAGTCAATCAAAAAGTCATCGTGCAGTCGGCAGGTACAGTCACAATCAATGCGGCCGCAAGTCTTACTCTTGACGATGGGTATGACATCGAGAGCATCGCTCCACAGGTGCCGGACAAGATTGAGGCATATCTCCTCTCTCTTCGTAAAGAGTGGGAGTCAAATGAGCAGACCGAGGATGTAGTCAGACTTGCAAGAGTCGAGGCGGCAATCCTTACGATCGAGGGCGTTCTCGATGTAACAAATATGACCTTGAACGGCTCGGCTGCAAATGTAAATGTATCTTGGCAAAGTATCCCGGTGCTTGGCACTGTGAACGTGCAGGAGGCTTGATATGGCTTGGGTAACAGTAGAGGCGGTCAAAGGCATTCCCGACCTTGACCAGTTCAATGAGGCGGTCGATAAGCAGATCGCGAAAGTGAACGCAGAGATTGAGAGGCTTGACGAGGACAACTACTTCGACAACACATCTGAAAGCCGTATCAAACGATGGGAAAAGATACTCAATCTGACACCGAGAGAGGGCGACACGCTCGATGAGAGACGTTTTGCGGTACATTCTCGCGTGATAGATAAACTCCCATATACATTCAGAGTTATTGAGAGGGAACTGAAAGCACTCGCATCGGACGCAATCTTCACTCGTTGGTGGGGAACAAAGGGCGCAGAGGCGAAGGTGCAGATCGGACTCTCCTCAACATCGAAACTCGCAGACATCGATGCACTCCTCGACAAGAAACTCCCTGCGGATGTGCATTATGTCGTTGAGGTATTATATCGCAACTGGGGAGACTTTTCTGCGTATAAATGGGGCGACCTACTCGGTTATACCTGGGATGAGATGCGCTCTATGTCAAATTAGGAGGTAAAAAATGCAGAGTTCAACAAACTATGGTTTCAAATTACCGGAACAGACAGACTTTGTCAACATCGAGGACTTGTCGGACAACTGGGAAAAGGTTGACGGCATACTCCCACAGATTGACGAGAACAGACAAAACATCCTCGCGCTCGATATGGCGGTCAGCATATTGCAGCAGGCCGATGTCAGCGGAACGACGGACAACATCGCAGTCGAGGTGTTTGACGATAACACCGGTTTCGTTCTGATATCCGGTCAGTATGACAGTACAAATCATCGGGTGTATGCGTGAAACACGTTTCAAAGCGAACGCCGGGAAAGTTCGATGTGCTTGTCAAGGCGAAGGAACTCGCTATATATACGATACATATCACTCATAACGAGAAACACTTCCCGAAAAAGTATCGCTTTTCTATCGTAAAGAACTTGCAGGACAAGGCGATGTATATCCTCGACTGTCTTACGATGGCGAACGAACTCAACCCGTGCGGAAAAGACACGTTTTATCCCGAAATATACGAACGGCGCAAAGTCTATCAAAAAGAGGCGTATGCCGCGTGCAGGTCACTCCTCACGATGATAGATATTGCCGTTGAACTATTCGATATCCAGGTCGCAGGGGTCTCTCATTGGACGGCTCTTGTGGTCGAGGTAAAGAATAAAACGAACGCGTGGATATCATCCGACGCGTCTCGTTTTAATAAGGGTGCAGACTGAAAGGCGGGATCTGCTTGGAATTGGTGGCTCCGCACCCCGAACTCCAGCAACTCGAACAATGTGCGGAATGTGAACACGGACGGGAGTCTCAACAACAACAATGCGTACAATGGGAACAATGGTCTCGCCCCGGACTGGATGGAATACTTGACCGAGTAGATGAAGTTTATCGAAAACAATGTGCCATTCTTGCAGGGAGGACGCATCCTTGCCTTGACGAAAGGCGAAACAATGATCATCGACACATCTCGCCGAGAGCGCGAGATGCTTGGGCGTTTGAGTCGTAGGATCTGCCGCGAGTCCGAAAGACGATGCCTGCGGTGTGACAGTCGCGGTTTTTTGTTATGAAAAAATATACATACGAGTTATTGACTGACTTTGAAAACTTATATAAAGCGCATCGGGAGTGTCGGAAGGGCAAGCGGTGGAAAGACGCGCCTGCTCTTTATGATATGCGAGCATTGGAAAGCACGTTGTATCTGCAAATGCTCCTTACATCGCGCAGATATAAGATGGCTCACTATAACTGTTTTCAGATAAATGAGCGAGGCAAGACGAGAGATATCAAGTCTATCAAGTATCAAGACCGAGTCGTGCAACGATGCTTGAACGATGAAATCATCGCCCCTGCGGTTATGCCGAAGTTTATCAAGTCAAACACGGCATCGCAACCAGGCAAGGGACAAGAAGAGGCGATGCGGATATTCAAAGAGGACTTGCAACGGGAAATCAGAAAGAACGGAGTCGACGGCTATATCCTTGTATGTGATATGAGCAAATACTTCGACTCAATCCCTCACGACTTCCTCGACAGTCTTTATGACAGATTTTTCGATGATAAAGAGATCGTCGAGTTTATCCGCTACATTCACGCAACCATTCCAGGCGGTGTCGGATGCCCTCTCGGAAACCATCTGTCACAGATAGATGCCCTGCTCGCTCTAAACGAACTTGACCACATTATCAAGGAGCAGTTTCACATCGAGGGATATGGTCGGTATATGGACGATTTTTATCTGATATCCCACGATAAAGAGGAACTGAAACGCACTCTATCCTTTATCAAAGAGTATGTGACGAGCAAAGGCCTCAAACTGAACGAGAAGAAAACGCTCATCACGACAATGAGGCAAGGCGTAACTTTTATCGGTTTCAAGTTTTATGTGACGCAGACGGGCAAGGTCGTGATCCGGCTCGCGAAAAAGTCTATCGTCAGACATAAAAAGAAAATGAAGAAGATGAAAGGCTTGCTCGATAAGGGCGAGGTTACGTTCGAGGACTGCTTGATGGCACATCAAGGATGGAAAGCGCACGCAGGATGGAGATCGGAGAACACAAGAAACTCCGGCAAAAAGCGTGTGACCCCGAACACATATTACCTTTTGAGAAAAATGGATCAGTGGTTTGACGATCTGTTTTCAGAATATATACCTAAAAAGGAGGTTAAAAATGGCACAGACACTCAATGACTTGCCGGTTGGCGCAAAAGTCAAGGCGAAGGACTCGAAGTGGTACGGAAAAGACCTTATCTTCCGTAAACTCGG